AAGGTCAAGATGCCATCGACTACTCGTGGCAACTGGGCGAACAGGCGGCCGAGCAGTGTACGAAGCTTTTCAAAGCGCCAAACGACCTCGAACTCGAGAAGGTTTATTGTCCGTACTTTTTGTACTCGAAGAAGAGGTACGCGGCCAAGATGTGGGAAGCCAAGACCAGTCCCGATGGGACTGTGAATGTAGTCTTCAAAAAGATTGACGTCAAGGGTCTCCAGGTGGTCCGGCGAGACTCGTGTCCGTACGTGCGTGAGACCCTCAAGTCGCTTTTGGATATGGTGCTCGAGTCGAGCGACCCAACACCCGTTATCGAGTTTGCGCGCGACGCGGCTCGGAAACTGATGGCTGGTGAGATTCCTACAGACAAGCTCTTGATGAGTAAGCAGCTCGCGTCGGACTACAAGGTGCCTCAGCCCCACGTCACGGTCCGGGACAAGATGCGAGCCCGCGCGCCCGGCTCCGAACCGCAACAGGGCGACCGCGTGTCCTTCGTCATCATCAAGGGCGACGGAAAGATGTTCGAAAAGGCCGAAGACCCCGTATGGGCTCGGGACAACAAAGTCCCGCTCGATTACCAGTACTATTTCACAAACCAGTTCAAAAAGCCCGTACAGGACCTTTTGGAACCTCTGGTCAGCGCAGACTTGATCTTTGACAAAAAGTTTATGGTCAAGACGTCGAGTTCTGCCGAAGTGGAGGCGCGGAAAGCCTTCCTGGCCCGGTTCTCAAAGCCCTTAAAAGCTCCGAACGTATAGTAGGTATGGAGCAGCAGGAGGCTTATCAACAACAGATTCTTCAAAGCATAGAAGACGAAGTGGCACGTCGCGTCAATCTCAGGTCCAGGGCAGTGCTTGAAGAGGTTTCTCGACTCTACGAGATCCCCATCGAGCGACTCATCAAAGATACGGTACGGGTCGAAGACAATTTCTGTAAAGGTATTCTCAAGAGTAAACAGAGGTGCTTGAAAAAACCCAAGGAAAATGGGTACTGCGGCTTCCACCAGTGTCAATGCCCTCACTACAAACCTCCTACACCCGAAAAGAAAGAGGAAACAGCACCAGCACCGTGGGACTGACCAGACTTAGAGAATTCCAACTTAAAATTGATTAATGGGAAGCAAAAGTGACCTTTTACTTTCAAGTCTTACCAAGTTTTTCGAAGTTCCCGAGAATCGCGAACAGCTCCATGACATTCTCGGTCACGGAAAAGGCCCGTCTCTCCGGAAACTCGAGTGGTTTGTGACCAACTATTCCAAGGCGAACCATGTATCGTTCACAGCTCCGAACGGCAAGGTTTTTACGGTACACGTCGCATACAAGTCAAGCTTGGACGGGTACAGTAAAAAGCTTTTTGATCCGTTTTGTCGGACCGAACGTATCGACTTTCAGGGCCTGACCACCACGTGTGCCCAACTGAACTTTCTTCGGTGGGCAATTTCGAACGGAATTGTAGACGCGCTCCGGAAGCTTACAGAAACGGAAGGGAAGCAAATCCACCCTGAAATTGAAGCAGGCTGTATCCATAATAAAATAGGTACAAGTTGTATCCAGTAATGAGCTGATTTGTGTACGACGCGTTAAAGTTCAACTGAAGGTACGTTGTTTGCGAATTTAACTTTGAAAAATTCAAGTACCCACCCTGATTGTACTCTTTCGGCGTTAACCCGAAAGAATACATGTAGATGTTCTTTGAAGGTATCGAAAGGTAGTGTTCCATAGGCTGTTTGAACGAGTAGTAAAGAGACCCTTGAAACGTACTCAAAATGTCCACATTATTCAGGGTAATCTTAGCGTTGTTAATAACGTCTACGAAGTTAGAGTTTCCAGAGGGGAACTGAAGCTCAATACCAGTTTGAATATACTGAGTCGAGTACCCGTAGCTGTATCTGGACGCATAGTACTTACCGTCCGTCACCGTCTCGTAATTCTTATTTCGAAAGAACCACGCCAGAACCTGAACTGGATAGTTAGCCGTCAATTGAAGAGTTGGATTTGCGCTCGTGAATGCAAGCGTCGACTCTTTTTGGACGCGATTCACGATGTACTTGAGTGGTGTGTTCTGATAGTACAACTTTTCTGCATTTTCTAAAAGGATTTCTTCAGTGATGAGATTCGGCCAAAGTGTTGTCCCTGTCGGATACACATCAACATTTGTATTGGCCGGAAGACTTGCCCACCACGTGTTTGGTCTAAAAGTGAAACGGACGTACAAACGCTGGTTCCACATGGCACACACGGGAAGGTACGGCTTTCGAAGCCGCTCACGTCCTTTATTATGAGCCGAATGACGTCTACAAAAGAAAAACTCGAGAGGGATGGTGATAGTGCCACCGACTTGTGCGTTTGACACGTTCAGGGCTGTCTGAAGTCCGAGCTGCTCGTCAGCATCCAGAAACATCTGGTCCCGGATAACGTACCAATCATCGTACAAAGTCTCGACGATGGTCTCATTCATCAAAAGATCAACCTGTTGTAAAAGGGCCCGGCCAACGTTTGGTGTGTATCCGTTACTCCCCGCAAGGGCCGGTAAAGTCACGGAGAGGTACATGTTCGACAGAAGATGACCCAACTCTGTCGGACGTAGTTCAATCTGAACGACCGAACCCTGATACGAAGGGTTTGGAGGTGGAAAAGGGTACACCTTTTGATACATAACAAAGTTTGAATAGCGCTTAAATTGAGGGTTCCATTGGGACTTGCTCATATCGTCGGTCCAAAGATACTTTTCCTGTGGGCCCTCGGCCTGGAGCGAAAGGACTGAACCTGAACTGAACCCTTTGTCCTTTTCTTCAATGTACTTGCTTTCTGGAAAAAGGCGTGTCCCGGGTTGTGGGTCTTGCCATTCCACGTCCGTATTGAGGTCCCTGAGTTCCGCGTAATTCCCTACGTGAACGTTCGAGTTCAACTGGACTTGTACGTTTGGTATTCCACTGGCAGTTGTCGGAGAGACATAAGTTGTGAATTTTCCAGGAACAAATGAGTTTGTAAAAAGAGGCTCTTGAATCATTGCTGGAACACCATTCACGTGTACGGGAACGGAGTTGTTTGGTGGAATGCTCCCGTCAACGGGGACAAGTGTTGCAAAGGTCGAACCTTGAAGATTCTGAGAATATGAAGTTATTTCCATAGGAACACTAAACGTTGGAAGACCCGTAAGTCTCCACTTGATAGCTGTCTGAGGTGGTGGAGGTGCCGTAAAGTAAAATGTGACAATATTTTGAGAAACTACATAGTATCCATACAACGGAGCTTGAACTTTTTTAGTGTTGTAATGTAATTGGGTCGGTGGATAAATAATTGAACCTACAGACTCCTGTGTTCCTTCTATATTTTGGTCCGTGTCCGATTGAAGATTAAACGACCACTTGTAAGATCCATAATCTGTAGACCCTCCAACGTTTGAAAACCCCGTGACTTGAATTTGACCTAAAATTCCATTGAATCCCACCCCGGCCCATCCAGGACTTACAGGAATGGTCGGAACGTCTGTCGTTGCGTAAAACGTCACCTGGGTCGGACCAGTCACTTTATAAAAACCACTTACATCAATTGGAAAAAGGTTAATCGGAGTCTGTTGAGGAGTCGGAGCCACGGAAGCAGGGGTCGGTGATGGCGTCGGTCCTATAGTTTTATTAAAGAGATTGAAAATGGATGCCTGTGCTCTTTTTTCAAGAGAAATCACGTTTTGGAACACTTTCTCCATCTACAACTCGCTCAGATTATTCTTCCATAGTTGAACCACGCTCGTCGCCTTGAGCGTGTCGCGCTCCGCCTTGCGCTTTGCGACCAAGTCCTGGAGCCGCTTGACCTCCTCTGCCACGTACTGGTACGTCTTGATATCCATGAGCTTTTCCCAAATTTCATCCTTAAATTGTGCCTTGGCCAACTGCGCTTGGACTTGGGCCAAGGGAACGTTCAGGACCTTGAGGCTTCCGTTGATCACCCCCGTGATGAACCGAGCCTTCTCGCTGAGCCACTCAATTTCAGAGTCGAATTCCTTGAGAAGCCACGCCTTGCGTTTCTTGTACACCTGGAGCCGAATGTCCACATAGTCTACCAGAATCTCCTCGGGGCTGTTGTACTTTTTCACAGCGCCATTCGCAGCTATCAGGTACATGTTGCTCGTGTGGATCGTCTTGGTCAGGCCCAGCTCCTTCACGGCGTCTTCAATCGTGAAACTGGCCCCCCATACCCGAAAGTCGGGTTGGGTTTCCGTCGAGTGGTTTTCGTACTTTTGGATGGTCCCCTTTTCGACCAGATCGTCCAAGTGTTCCTTGAAGTCCTGGATCCACTTGCCCGGTGGGAGCTCCGTGACGTGGAACTGAGTCCCCTCGCGCTCCACGACCCCCTCCAGAACCCACGTATGGTCCTTTGTCTTTGTGGTACGGCCGCGAAACCCTTTGAAGTGTGGGACCATGGGCGCCATTGCCACCTGGTCCAGAGCACACTGGATGTTGTGCTTCAGGACCTCCACGTCATACGGAGGCACGTAACAGCTGAAGCCTGTACCGATACCCTCGGCTCCGTTCACGAGGATCATAGGGAGCACAGGCACGTAATACTCGGGCTCGACCTGTTGACCATCGTCCACCACGTATTTCAGAACAGAATTGTCGGCCGGGTGGAAGATGCGCTTTGTCAAGGGACTCAGACGCGTGAAGATGTACCTGGAACTCGCAGCGTCCTTCCCACCCGCCAGCCGCGTTCCAAACTGCCCCGAGGGCTCGAGCAAATTGAGGTTATTCGCGCCCACAAAGTTCTGCGCCAAGTTGACGATGGTCCCTTGGAGGCTGGCTTCGCCGTGGTGGTACGCCGTCTGTTCGGCTACGTAGCCTGCAAGCTGTGCCACCTTCATGTCGCTCGTGAGCCCCTTCTTGAGACACGCGTATATGACCTTGCGCTGGGAAGGCTTGAGACCGTCTGCAACGTGTGGGATGCTTCGCTTGATGTCCTCGGCACTAAAGTTGGCGAGGTCCCTGTGTACAAAGTCGGACACGGACAACTTCGCAACCTGGCCGTAGGGCACACAAGGTGGTGGAGTCGCCATGTGTTTCGTGAGCCACTCCTTGCGGTCGTCACTGAGCGCCTTGGCGAAAGCAAGCATCATAGACTCATTCATGTCCTTGTCCGATCCGAACGCCACGGTCAACTTATCAATCTGTTTGAAATACTCCTTGGCCTCGGCGCTCGTAGACGTACCCAGACCCTTGTAATACTTGACCGGACCCGGGAGCCCACCGGACCGCTGAGCCTGTGCTTCACGGAACGCATCCTCCGTAAAAAACCAAGTCTTCCCCGCCTTGATCACGGGTGTCACCATACTCACGATGAAACCTAGGTCAATCAGCTTCGGCCAATATACGTGGAACATGTTCAGGACCAGACCCTTGATGTGACTCCCGTCCAAGTCAGCATCAGTCATAATCATCAGGCGACCGTACCGCAGGTCGCGGAGCGACCCGTAGACTTTACCATGTTGGAGCCCGAGGATCTTTTTCAAATTGCTGAATTCTTCGTTATCAGTCACTTGCTTTACCGAAGCATCCCGAACATTGCGCGGCTTACCCCTGAGTGGAAACACGCCGAACGCGTTGCGGCCCACAACGCTCAGGCCCGCAATAGCAAGAGCTTTCGCCGAGTCACCCTCCGTAATGATAAGCGTACACTCGTGGCTCCTGTGTGTTCCGGCCCAGTTGGCATCATCCAACTTGGGAACACCCGTAATACGAGCTTTTTTAGCCCCGTCCGTCTTTTTGAGTTCCTTGTCGACAAGGGTCAGACCCTTGGAGACCAGGTCATCCAAGACACCGGAGGCGAAGACATCCTTGATGAATTTTGGTGGAAAATTGGGTGTATCGGAAATCTTTGAAGTACACTCCGCCTTTGTCTGACTGCTGAAGGTGGGATTGATGACGACAGCACTGACAAAGACGAAAAGGGACGCCTTGACTTGGGCAGGTTTGAGGGTCGTACACTTCTTGTCCTTTTGGATTTCACTCACGAGTGTCTGAACGACCTTGTCCACGTGAGACCCGCCCTTGGTCGTCGCGATACCGTTGACCCACGAGCACTGTTGGAACCCTCCCGAAGTGGAGTGTCCTATGACCACATTCATATAGGCACCTTCCGTCCTCTTCAGGGTCGTCGACCCGTAGGCAACAAGGCCATGCATCTTCGCATATTCCTCAAGGCTTGGGACCTCGAGCAATTTTGAATTAAAATAGACCTTGGCTTTCGGACACCACAGAGCCGCGTCCCACGCTCGCTTCTCAGCCACCTTGAGAAAGTCGCCCAGACCACCGAACCGCTTCAAGTCTGGAGTGAACCCGACGCGGACATAGACCCCGTCAGACGTATTCTCAATCATGGGCGGGTCACACTTACTCATGTTGTTGTGCCACATCTGGCGGTACGTCTTCTTTCCATCGCTAATTACGATCCAAAATTTAGTCGAAAATACGTTCGCAAGTTTCGCCCCGTACCCGTTCCGACCACCCGTGACTCTCTGCTCATCGTCATTATAGTTGGAACTGGTCAAAAGGTGACCAAAGATGAGTTCGGGAATCCAGAGCGGGGACCCACTGGCGTCCCGCTCCCGCTCATGTTTTTTGATTGGAATAGCAACTCCCCAATTTTCGATCGAAATTGTGTTGTCACACGCATCGATCAGAATCTGAGACACCTTCTTCTGGTGCAAAGAGTACTGGTCTATCGCGTTGACCAGAACCTCGTCAAATATCTTGACTAGCCCAGGTGATACAGATAGAACAGAAGGTTCAAAAAGTCCAGCCACACGCGTCCAGTACGTTGAGGACTCGGGTGCCAGGGATCCGACGTAAGTGTCGGGTCGCTTAAGGATGTGTTCCACATGGGAAAGACGCTCATATTGCATTTACTAAACTACGTCCCGTGTCTTTAGTTGGAATGGGGCTTTGCATTTGCAACTGAATTGACAACTACGTGCGCCGTCTTGTACAGGTGATCGTAGAACCCGCCAGCCTGAAGCACAAGATGAGCCAATGTGAAAATGACGGCGCTCGTTCCAATTGCTGGACCGACAGGGTCTCCGTGGTTCCGTGCCACGATAATCTCACCGGCCGTGACGATGGCGACGAAAATGACCGTCTCGATAATAAGAGCCGATGAAGATCCCAAGCTCTTTAAGATACCCTGTGTGTAGTCTGGAGAGACCCGTGCGACCAAGGCCAAAACTATCGCAATAAATGCCAAAACACCCCCTGTAATCAAGATGGGTTTGCTAAATTTGGACTCTTCCTTCTGAATCTTGTCCGTATTTTGTTCAGAGCCAAAGATGGTAAAGTACCCGGCAAACTCGCGGCACACGTGGTACAAGAAGAAGAGCATAAAGGCAAAAATAAGGTGATTGAAAAACAGATCGGTACGACCACGGGTCGCGGTGAGCCACACAGCGGCTATGGCACCGAACCCACCGGTCGCAAGGGCATCTTGCATAAACTTTGTGGGGTTCTGAGCCACGTACGAAACGTTACCATTCATCGCCGCCAAGGCAATCAGGGCTGCAATAAGCCCGCCCTTTCCAAGAATGGCCATCTTTTCAAACCCACCCGTCGCCCATTCAGGCACATCTCTTGGTATCGCGCCGGGCGCTTCTGCGGCTTTTTCAAGGTGTTTTCCTATTGAAACTGCGATAAGTAACAAGATACACGCAGACATTGTTCCACCGACACCGACACCGACATTCATCGCCTCACTCTCTTTAGCTGGAGGGGGCGCTTCCTGGGGAGCCGGGACAGAGACTGGTCCGGGACTTGGTGCAAGAGCTGCCATCTACTTTTTCACAAGAAAATAAGCAGTACCGGCCGCCAGTATCGTCCATAGAACCAGGTGGTCGAGGTTATTCATAGCTTGAATCTGTTCGGGTGGTAAGCGGTTAAACTCCTCCTTGTATCCTGGAGGTTTGAATGGAAGCCAAATGTACCGACCAAAGGGGACGAGGGTCGGCTTCAACTTGTCTTGACACTTGTACGAGTAGTCGTACCACGCAAGGGCGATATAAGGCGCCCATATGAGAAAGGCCAGGACCCAGAGATTCTTGTGTGGTAAGTACCAATATCCACCGGCAAGAATCGCTGTAAAGATGATACACTTGATATTCAGTGCGAACGGGTGTCCGGGGAAGAGACCACCGGCCATTCTTATCAAGTTCGCAGAACTTATTTACGGACCAACATAAAAACTAAAGCAAGCACCAAAAGAATAATGATAAGAATTTTGAAATCAAATTGAGGGCTCGGGTCTGGACTCTTTTTCGTCCAACGTTCCATGGCCTGTTCGGGACTAAAAGTTGGTTTACCTAAGCGTGAGTTGACAAGGTTATGTACATGTACAGACCAACGGAACAATACCAGCGGGTCATCAGACTCTGGAAACGGATTCTCTTTCAGAACCTCGGCAAAATGACCAGCACACATGGGACATGGGATAACACCTGCGAATTCCTGAACAAAATTGGGTGTTATGGTTCCGGCAAGACACAGAAGGTGGAGGGTTCCCCAAAGGTTTGGGCCCCATATTTCAGGTGCAACACCCATTCTATTTTTAGTTTAGAAAAAACTTACTCGGCGGAAGAAACAGGGGCCTCGGGCTCCACGGGGGCGGGCTCGGCAGCACACTCACAGGGATCACACTCGCACTTTTCACACTCGCACTTTTTAGAGGCGTTCAGAGCCTCCTCGAGGAGGGCTGTTGCACGAGGCACGGGCACGTCGTCGTCTTCGGCCTCGTCCACCTTGACCCACTTCGTCGGCTCTCCACCCATGATATGGACAAACTGAGCGGCAATGACCGCCTTGTCCTGAGACGTGATGGTCCCATCGGCACCAAACACAAACTCCTCGGGCTCACCACCCTCGTGAAGCAGATCCATGCGGTGGTTCACGTAGTTGCCCGTCTCGACGTTCTTTATGTAAGAGCCCTCGAGCGTGTACACGTTTGGGGTGGTCCCAAGCTGAACACGGCCGAAGATTCCAGAAGTCCAGAAGAGACCTGATGTAGGGTCCTGAAGAGTGAAAGGCATTTCTACTACACAACTTTTTTTATGAACGCATAGTTCGCGTGCGGGCGCTCAATCATCGGTCCGTACCCGAGACTGTACAGGTAAGGGGGCACGGGACTCTTCTCCGGGTCGTGAATCTCCACAATGAGAAACGGCATGTGCTTTCGAATCGTTTGCTCCGCACCCTTGATCATCTCGAGCTCGTTTCCTTCCACGTCAATCTTCATAACACTTGGAGTACCCGAATAGACGTCATCAAGTCGGCGAACGTCAATGACTGTTGACTCGTTGGCGTGAACACCGGGTTCGGGCTTGATGGAACAGCACCCGTAATTTTTACGTCCATTCTCGTTCACAGGGAAGTATATATTCTTTTGACACGTTTCGTCAGAAAGACCGTATGGGTGAACGGTAATGTCGTGTCGCAACGTATTTTGTGAAACGTTCTTTTGCAAAACAGCATGAAAGAGAGGCTCGAACGTGTGAACCTTTCCGTAATCGGAAAACATGAGTGCATTACACCCTATGTTTCCGCCTATGTCGAGAATATCCGTTCCGGAACGGTACCCAAACTCCACGTCGTGTCTCATCCAGTTTTCCCATTCCACACCCCGTGCAATCCACGGACCGATCCACATGTCATCTTGAATGTAAGATATCTTCCATTTACCGACGGCCGCGTCTACGAGAGGAAATTCCATTCTAGAATAAAAGTACAAATATTTTAAGCTCGTTTTCCGTGCAAACTCACGACGATATTGAACATAGTTCATTTAGTCTTTAGACTCACGACGTCCCCCTCTTACGGTGGTTCCTTACCCTCGGGCTCTATGTTCCCGAAGCTACATTTCTGTAGGGCCGGACTATATCTTAAGCTTTCGCCCACCAACACTTAGTCTCTGAACCTTCTCCATGGGGCTGCTGCCCTGTAGGAGCTTGGCTGCGGATTGTCCAATCCCAGACATTATTACCTTACCCCAATTCGTTTCCAAAATTGGGTTGGTAGTTTGGGCTCTCAGGAGTTTCCCGCAATTCGAAGGTGTTGCCACGTACGTGTGGTTTAGACAAGTACGAGACTAGCCGTGGATTTTTCCACGACTGAAGCTAATTCAAAGAAGAACCTCAAAACCAAATGGAGCGTCGATTCTTTCTGCACGTTAAAATCAGCAAGTGTCCTGTCATCTTCCAACTGCTTGCCTGCGAAAATCAGACGCTGTTGGTCCGGAGGGATGCCTTCCTTGTCTTGAATCTTCGCCTTGACGTTTGCAACAGTGTCAGAGCTCTCCACCTCAAGTGTGATAGTCTTTCCAGTCAAAGTTTTCACGAAGATCTGCATCTTGCTATTATGCGCTACAATTTTTTAAGTAGGCGAAGTGTTTCACACTTCGCCCCGGCCTACGTAGAAAACGTGTCCTGACCTGCCCAAGCCCGTCTGAACCCTAGACGCCCACGATGGACACCGCCAAGTTCGAAGCCTCTATGGCCCGGTTCAAGGCGCATATGCTCGAGCTCCGCGCCAAGAGACACAAGGTTCAGCCGTACACAGAAAAGCTCAAGCCCCGTGAAGCTATGCACACGGAACAGAAAAAGGGGGCACCAGCTCCAGCGGCTTGTCGGTGTCACGCCAAGACGCTCGAGGGGAAACAGTGTGGGTTCAAGGCGACCCACGGAGACTTTTGCAAGAAGCACGCAATAAAAACCTCGGAATAGTGTAATATGGAGTTTAATTATATCTGGGCCGCACTGGCCGTCAACTTCCTCCTCGTCTATCTCGTCCCGCGTCTCATAAAGAAACCCACGGGCGTTCAGGTCATTGATGACGTGGTCCTGTTTTTGAATTCTCAGAAAGGGTTTTTGCTCGCGTCTTCCATAGTGGTCGGTCTGGTCGTGTACTTGGCCCACTACTGGGTCGATTCACAGACCGGAGGTGGCGAGTCCCCAAGCTCACCCGTCCGCCCCGAAAAGTTTTAAAATCTTGGTTCCTACTAAGAAATGGCCACGACGAATGCGGCAATTACCCAGGCAAATAACGCGATGAAGAACCTGAACGTTGCGGCCAATGCCCAAATGCAAGCCGAGGCGGGAAACAATGTGTCTCAGAACCTTGCCAAGATGAATGCCAACCTGAACAAGTCTGCGCAGGGCCTCCAGAATGCAGCCAACAAGATGTACAAGATTAACCTGAAGAACGTTGGGGACAAGTTTATGAATGCGTCCAAGGCGGCACAGGCGGCTGCGACGGCCAAGGCGGCTCAGAACGCGACACAGGGTATGAATCTCCTGTCGAAAGCCATGGTCAAGAATCTGAACCTTGTGAATCAGGGCAAGTCCCCAGCAAACGCGGCAGGTGTTCAGTAACTTCGGTCATCAGAGCCCGCGTGTGCGTATGGTCCCAGAACGTGACGCGCTTTTCGAAGCAGTCTCGGAGGGCCGCGACCAGGTGATCCTGTGATGGGTGACCCCACTCGAGGTCCTTGGTAAACAAGAAATCATCGAACCCGATAGGCCCCTTCGTACACGGTACAACCCAGGGTGTCTGAACGTACTCTTTGAGTCCCCCGTAATCAGTTATTATGACGGGCTTGGACCGCAAAGCAGCTTCAACGGCCCCCATTCCGACCCCCTCGGAATGTGAGCAATTGACGTAACAATGACACGACGCGTGAACCTTTTCGAGCGCCTCGTCACTCAAAAGACCGTTGATGACCACGACTCCGGGGAGCTTGAGAGTGACGGGCTGTACACACGTCGCCTTGAGCACCAGTCGAGCCTCGTCACCGAATCCGCAACTCAAAAAAGCGTTTATGAGCCCTTCAATATTCTTGCGTGGGTCTGCAACGTTCCCGATGGTATAGAACGTGTAGGGGACCTCTGGTCCCGGACACCTGTGTGGCTTCTCGGAGGCGTAGTGTCTCAAGAGCTTCCACTCGACGCTCGGAAACTGACGCTCGAGCGTGCTTCGTGCAAACTCTGAAGGACACCAGACCGTCTTGTACCGAGCCAAGAGCCCATAGGCGGGGTTCACGGGTTCGGTCTCACACACGGTCATGTACATCATCGAGTCACACAGACTCGCATACTGATCAATAACCTCAAGCTGTTGTTCGATGGGTAAAACGAAGGCAAATCCCCGGGAGTACCTCTGTTTCTTAGGCTGTTGACCAATCTCTACGTACTCTGAATTTTCTATAAGATTTGCATATTGTTTCGTCACCTGACCTATACCTGCCAAGAGTGTTGGGCCTATGAAGAGGGTCGTCATACAACAGAAGGCCACAATTGCCTTATTTGATACGTCAAGAGCCTGACTCGAAATTCCAGTGAATTTTGTAGGAAAATTCGTATGAGGACTTCCCGGGTCTTGCGATCGGGGCTTCGACCCAAGTCCACAAGCCACGAGAGCCACGAAGCAAGGTACGGAACCATCTGGTTTCTGTACTGAAAATAAATCCTGCGGATTTACTAAGAGAATGACTGTACTGAACGTACTGCTCATGACACTCGCCGAACTCTTTGGGAACGCCCATCTCAAATGGTTCGCCGAGAATGGTAAGCACCACCACTTGGGTCTGGGTGTTGTTGCGTGGCTCGTGGTCCTTCTGTTCCTCGTCCAGACGCTCAAGGCTCAGAGCATGATGTGGACCTGTATCATGTGGGAAGCTATGATAGTTTTGGGTGGGGCCATAACAGCCTATGTCGTCTTTGGTGAGAAATTCACACACTGGGTACAGTGGCTCGGTGTGCTCTTTGCGCTCGGGGCCGCCATTTGCATCAACTACGAGTGTCCATCCATAGTTAAACCTATTGACTGCTCTTAAGACAAGATGAGTAGCAGCTGGACAAGCCCGGACGCTGAAAAGTGGCGCTTTGTTTTTCAAAGACTCGACAATTTAGAAGTGGAATTGTCGGAACTTCGGGAGGCGACCTGGCCGGTGTGTCAAGGGATCAAGGAAGAGAGGGGTCAGAAAACACTTCCAGAAAAGAGGAGGTTTTTCAAGTTTTTAGATTTTGATATAGTCCAACGACTCGTGAAGCTCAAGGGGGAGTTCAAGGGAAGGTACCCAGCCCTAGACGTCGAAGAACTTCGACAGGTGCTGGTAGAGGAACCTCCTCTGGTCTCTTCTTGAGAGGCGTGTGTCCATCCGTGTGAATACCCTGTTCAATGTAAAACTGAAACTTTTGAGAGGTCATGAGCGCGTGATGAGGATCTTTACCATGTGCATACGTCTGCATCTTGTTACACACGTGGTCGGCGTTTCCAAAACTACTCAGGTGCCACCCCGCGTACTGAATACAAGGAAACTTCCACCGCCCGTCTCGAAGGGCGTTGGGTCCCACGCGTTTGAAGAGCTCTGCGGTCGTGATCACCGTCCCGAACCAGGGCTCACCCGTAAACAGGTAGTCGAGCGAGTACTCGAACATCCACATATGGACCGAGTTCAGGACGTGAGGCAACTTCTCAAAAGGTACGATACGCAAGTCCGGAATCTCATCCACGTCACTGACCATAACTATAGACCCGTCAGGAACATCCGCCACGCCCCGAAGGATACACTCGCGCTGGTACTTTTCGCGCGACCACGGGTTCTCATCTTTCGGAGACTCCTCAGCCGTAACCACAATGTGCGTAATCTTATGAAGCCACTTGGCATACCGGTCCCGGTTATTCTGGAAGAATAACTCCTTTGGTCCACCTACATGATTCACTTCAGCCTCGACAAGTACGAAACGGTCTACGTACCTGTCGAGAACCTCTAGACGAAGCTCAAGGATATCCAGCTCGTTGTAGAACATGAAGGTGTCAATTAATGTCATATAAAAACAAATGTTATATACTCTTAAGTATGGTTCGACCGACGAAATCACACGCTGATTTCGTCGCTGAA